ACCCCTTGCACTCCCCACATCAACCTTCTATAATATGCCTAGCCGCGCCAGCGAGTGTTTGGTTTTTGTGGACAATCGGTTCGTTCTGACGTGGTGTTGGCGCGGCACTCTGGAGAATCCTATGCGAATCGTTACCATTTCTTTCGACGAAACCAAAAACGTCTTTACCGTGGAATACGACGGTGAGTCAGAATCGTTCAACGCCGTAGATCGAGCGTTGCAGGAAGCTCGTAATTATCTTGTCGGTGGTTCAGAAGACGTAGAATCCGAAGAAGACGAGCAAGCCGAGTTTGAGCAGGGCTTCAAAAAAGCGCGAGGAATGATGATGTGACGGAACTCGAACCGACAAGCAGCCTAACCCCAGAGGCCGCCGCAGAGCGAATGCTTCCGAGCATTTCGCCGGAAGAGCTATTGTCCGCCGTGGAAACCCCCGGCGCGTTCAGAGAAATTGCCAAAGCTGATTTATTCATGGAAATGGCGCGGTTGCGCCGTCTTCTCAAAGCCAACACGATTTCCATAGCCGATCGCCTCAAATACCTCCAAATTCTTGCCCGCATGGCTGGTGTGGAAGTTTCTGCGCCAGATGGTGAAAGCCAGCAGACCAATCAGGCGAATATCCCACAAATCAACATTGTCATCAACGGACAACAAGCCATAAAGGTAGGATAAAGTTTTATGCCAAAGTTCGTCGCTACCGAAACCCAAGCAGCGTTCATGCTGAGTAATAAGTTCATGCGGGTTATTGCTGGCCCTGTAGGTAGCGCTAAATCCACGACATGCACTAACGAATTGGTACGTCTGGCGGCCCTTCAAGAACCAAATGACCTAGGTATTCGAAAAACACGTTTCTTGATTATCCGTAACACCGCCGACCAGCTTCGATCGACCACGATGAAGACCGTTTTCGATTGGTACCCGCCAGGCGTGTATGGTACGTGGAAAGCTACGGAAAAGACGTTTTTCTTCGAGTTACCGTTACCCGATGGTACTTTTGTTCGTTCCGAGTGGTTTTTCGTCCCGCTGGATACACCGGATGATACGAGGAAACTGCTTTCGCTGGAAGCTACGTTTGCCTGGTTGAACGAATGCCGCGAAATCAAACCGGAAATTGTCAAAGCGCTGGCTACTCGTATTGGGCGTTACCCTTCGATGAAAGATGGTGGATGTACTAGGAAGGGGATTATTGCCGATACGAACATGCCTGATGGGGATTCGTGGTGGGGTCAGAACATGAAAAACCCACCAAGCAACTGGGATGTATTTATCCAACCACCAGCCGTTATCCCACTCAATTACTTCATAGAAAAATACAAGGAAGACCCGGATGAAAACTTGGTATTTTATGACAGGGATGGTGATGCGTGGGCGGTTAATCCGGAAGCGGACAATCTGAACAACTTACCACGGGATTACTACGTCCACGCCGGGTCGGGTATGGACAAGGAGTTCATCAACGTTTATCTGGCGTGTGAGTATGGCATGTCTTTGGCTGGGCGGGCGGTGTATGAGACGACTTTCAACCGCCTGAAACACGTGTCCAGTGAGCCTCTTACGCCTATCAAGTCGCAGTCTTATCCAGTGGTCGTTGGGCTCGATGTCGGGAGAACGCCAGCGGCAGCGTTTACGCAGATTACTCCGTCGGGTACGTTGAACGTGCTCTCTGAGATTACGTCGGAGAATATGGGTATGAAGACGTTCGTCGAGACACTTCTGCTGCCGCATATTGCCAAGTATTACCAAGGCTGCACGTTGATGATCGCGCCTGATCCGGCGGCGTGGCAGAAGTCGCAGGTGAACGAAGAGAGCCCGGTGGATGTGATTAAGCGGTATGGGTTCAAGGTAGTCAAGCCGCGGACGAACAAACCGGAGATGCGCATAGAGGCGGTGGAGTGGTTCCTCACGAAGCAGATCGACGATAGACCGGGGTTTTTGTTGGATGTGAAGAAGTGTCCGGTGTTGTATGAAGGCTTCCGCGGTAAATATAGGTGGAAAGAAAATAGAAATGGGGATATAATGACAACTAATGGTAAGACCCCGCAGATCGTAAAAGATTTCGTTTCTCACGTTCACGACGCGCTACAGTATGCGTGTGTGGTGCATAAACAGAATTTGGGTTTGATGGAACGTGAGAAAGAGGCTGAAAGTACGCCATACGTAGCGTTTGAACCGTTTGACGCAGAGGTTGGGTATTGACATGGAAATCGAATTGAACGAAAAGCTCGAACAGTTCGAGCAGCAGGTTGCCAAATGGCGGCGTGAGGCGGTCAATGGTCGTCGTAACTCTGGACTTGAGCAGATGTGGCTTGAGGATCAGGAGGCTTACGAGGGTGTTGACGAGGTAACGCGTGACAGTTCGGACTACATCAAAGGCGCTACACCGTCGGATACGCTGCGATATAGTAGGACTCCACATTCTACGACGCGTTCGCGGGTGGTGATGAACATTACACGACCATACGTGGACGCTGCGGCGGCGCGGGTGCAGGATATGTTGTTGCCAACCCGTGAGCGTAACTTCCTCATTCGATCGACGCCGATCCCGGCGCTTGGAGCTCTCGTCAATGGTGAAGTCGGTAAAGACCTCGTGGAAGCTGGTGTGGACGTAGAGCAGGCGAAACAGTTTGCGCAGCAGAAGTTGGCTGAGGCGAAGCGGAGGGCGGAGCTTGCGCAGAAGCAGATCGACGACTGGCTGGTGGATAGTAAGTGGAACACTGAGGTTGCCAAGGTCATCGAGGACTCGGCTCGGTTGGGTGTGGGGGTGTTGTGTGGCCCTGTGCCTAGCAAAGTGAGGCATGTAAAAACCGAAGTTCGCGATGGTGTAATGGCGCTGGTGTATGAAGAGGTCATACAGCCGGTATCTCGTCGGGTCGATCCGTGGAACTTTTTCCCTGATCCTGCGTGTGGCGAAGACATTCACAGCGGTCGCTTCGTGTTCGAGCGGGCATACATGACCAAGCGACAGCTTGCTGATTTGATCGGCGCGCCGGGGTATAAAGCGAAGACTATCGAGAAGGTTTTGGAAGAAGGCCCATCGCGTATTGTCGCTGATGGGTACAAGACTCAACAAGAACTCAGCGAATCAGAACGGTTCGAGGTGTGGACGTTTTATGGGTACGTCGATCGTGACGTTCTCGAACTGGCTGGTGTAGAGGCTGAGCTTCTGGATGCGTTGGGTAAGCGCGTCGTACCAGCGATGTTGGTGACTACCAACGACCGAATCATCAAAGCAGCGTTGAACCCGCTGGATACCGGCGAGTTTCCGTATGATGTGTTTGTTTGGCAGCGGATTCAGGGTAGTTGGGCTGGTAAAGGTGTCGCTCGCCAGATTCGTTCTCCGCAACGAATCATCAATGCCGCTACGCGGAACTTGATGGACAATGCGGCACTTTCGTCTGGGCCGCAGATTATCGTCGATAAACGTGGTATTACACCGGCGGACAAGACGTGGGAGCTTACACCGCGTAAGATTTGGTTCGCCACCGATGAGTTGGGTAACGGACAGGTGAGTGCTGGGATTACGGCGATCAATATCCCATCGTTGCAGCAGGAGTTGCTGGCGATTATCCAGTATGCACTCAAGATGGCTGAGGACGTTACAGGTATCCCACTGATACTTCAAGGGCAGCAGGGTACTGCGCCAGAGACTGTGGGTGGGATGCAGTTGCTTCACAACAACGCCACTACGGTGTTGCGACGGCTGGCTAGGATGTTCGATGACCAGATTATTATTCCACACATCAAACGGTACTATCAGTGGTTGATGATCTATGGCGAGGACGACGAAGCCAAAGGTGATTTCACGATCGATGCGCTGGGTTCGACGGCGTTGTTGGAGCGTGACATCGAAGCGACCGCGTTGGTGCAGTTGAGCCAGTTTGCGCTGAACCCTGTGTTTGGTGTGAAGCCTCGTGAGTGGTTCCGTGAGATTCTTAGGGCTCAGGGTCTCGACGCAGACAAATTCATGATGAGCGACGAAGAATACGCTCAGATGCAGCAACAGCAGGCGCAGGAGCCGCAAATGCCGCCGCAGGTCATGGCCGCACAAATTCGCGCACAGACCGAACTTCAGAAGGCGCAGCTCGAAGCGCAGCTCGAAGCCGAGAAACTGCGGATTACCGACGAGAATCAGAAACTGCGTATTCGCACAGACCAAGATCGAGACACCGCATACGTTACTTCGCAGATGCGCCGCGACGAGGCTACGTATATCGCGAAACTACGCGAATTGGAGCTCAAGCGCGAGTTGGCGGTTTTGGAGTACGCTATGCAGCATAAGATTACCGTCGAGGAAGTCAAAGCGAAGCTGGCGTCTGATGCGATGAAACTGCGTGTTCAGAAAGAACTTGCCGCGATGAATACACCTGGTCAGGTACTAAAAGCGCCAACGGAACCTATTGGGAAGGCTCCAGCGGGGCAAGCATATCAACGATAAGGGCTTGACAAATGGATAATATTAGATTAACTTATGAGGAAACAAGCTCTTCTACGTGGCGTAAGGTCATGCAGAAGGTGAAGGAGCGAGAAGCCTACTTGCTACGTAAACTTAGGTCTGACCTCTCCGAAACCGAGACTGCAAAAATCCGAGGCGCTCTAAAAGAGCTTGAAATCGTGGCCGGTCTCGCTAATGACGAGAATCTGCCGTTGTCTGAGGCCCAGTAGCAAACTGCGCCATTATGAGGTGACTTATGAGTGGGGAAGTGAAGACTCCTGAAGTTGAAACGACGAACGAAGCGGCGGACTTTGAAGCTGGCTTCTCTGCGGTTGTAAGTGGGGCTAAAGCTGAAGAGCCAAAGGTTGTTGAAAAAGAACAACCAAAGGAACCGGAAGCTGAGGTTGAAGCCCTGAAAAAGCAGACAGAAGCTGCTGCCGATGATCAGAAAAAGGCCGTTGACGAGGCTGAAAAGCCTGGCGGTCTGCCACTTAGCGCTTTTGACGAAGAGGCAATCAAAACGCTTCTTGCCAAGAGTGCGAAGGTGGACGAGCTAGAGATGGCGCTGACTCGGCAGGCGCAAGAGCTTCGCCGTGCCTACGGCAAAATCGGCGAGTTGAACTCTCATCTTCGCCAACTGATGAAGGCCCCCACCAAGCGCGGGATTAAGCAAGCCGAGTTGAAGTTTGCGCGGCTTGAGGAAGAATACCCTGAATTGGCTCAAGCTCTTAAAGAGGACTTGGCCCAAGTACTTGGTGCGGCGCAGGAAGAAGTTGAGCAGAGGGAAGAGCCGCAGGAAGCGAAAGCTGAGGAATCCGGCGATGGAATGAGTCAAAGCCAATACTCGCCACAGATTCCTGAAGAGATTTTGCAGCAGCGTGAGTTTCAGCTTCGCGTAGAGTACGAGAAAAAACTCCTTACTTCGCGTCACCCGGATTGGGAACAGATTGCTCAGTCTCCCGATTTTCGTATTTGGTTGGCAAGTCAGCCGCCGGAGATTCAGCAGGTAGCTATGACGAGCTATTCAGCCGAAGAGCTTTCTGGCGTGTTTGATCTTTATAAGCAAGCTCGCCAGTTGCTAGAGGCTAAAGTTCGTCAAGGTGCTACTAAACAAAAACGGTTGGAAACAGCCGTTCCGGTGTCTAGCAGCAGTACTGCTGCACCGCCGGTTTCCGACGAGTTGGATGACTTTTTGGCAGGATTCAACGCTGTTATGAAACAGCGAATCTATTAGTAAAGGAGCTAGATCATGCCTATTCAGCAGTATGCAACCATTACCCCGCGGATTGGCAAACTCAAAGGCGAAATCCTCGCCCACGCGATTCCGATGGAAGTGCTCGGTATTACTGGGCAGCAGAAGCAAGTGCCGAAGAACAACAGCGACACCGTCGTGTTCCGGCGTTATCTGCCCTATGGCGGGGTCGATAACCGTTGGATCAACGCGAGCAACGTTGACACGTTTGCTACGGCGCATCAGGTCGCCGAAGGTGTTACGCCCACGGCGGATTCGCTGTCTGCGGTCGATGTGACTGCTACGCTGCAACAGTATGCGGTGCTGTACGCGGTTACCGACCGGGTCGTCGATATGTATGAAGACGACATTCCGTCGGAAATGAAACGTCAAACCGGCGAACGGCTTGGGCTTGTTCGTGAAATGGTGCGCTACGGGGCGCTGAAAGCGGCGACCAATAAGTTCTACGCCGGTGGTACTTCACGTGCGACGGTGAACCAAACTATTACGCTGCCGCTGCTGCGTAAGGTCGCTCGTACTCTGCAAGCTAACCACGCAAAGCAAGTCACGAGCATTCTTGCCCCGTCGCCGAACGTTGGTACTGCGCCTATCGAAGCGGCGTATCTGGTTTTCTGCCATAGCGACCTTGAGCCCGCGATCCGCGACCTGCCTGGGTATGTTGGCGTGCACCAATACGGTTCGCGTAAGCCCATCCATCCGCAAGAGCTGGGTTCGGTTGAACGGTTCCGGTTCATCATTTCGCCGGAGCTTGCTCCGTATGCGAACGCTGGCGCTGCGGTTGGGAGTACCGGATTGGAGTCCACCTCTGGCTCGAACATCGACGTTTACCCGATCATCGTGGTTGGCGAAGATGCTTGGGGTCAGGTGGCGCTGCGCGGTATGGAGTCTTTGGATGTCACGTATATTCCTCCGGGTTCCAAAGACAAAAACGACCCGCTCGGTCAGCGTGGTTATATCGGCGCGAAGACCTACTTCACGGCTCTGGTGCTGAACCAAGGCTGGATGGCGGTCATCGAAGCTGGTGCCCCCGCTCTGTAATTAACCGCCCGCCCTTATGGGCGGGCTTTTCTAACTAGGAAAATAGCTATGGCTGAGCAGACGAAAACTCGGAGACGGACGATGAAAAAGCAGGTTGATGTGGTTACAGAGAACTTAGAATACCAGAATGACGAGTTTGAGATTCCTGCGTATGGAAACATCGAAGTAGAAGAAAAGCGTATCGAGCCCGTCGATTCGCCGATGGAAAGCGAGCGTGCTCAACAACTTGCGTTCATGGAAGAACAGGTTACAATTCAACTGCATGACCCGCAGGACAATAACCCAGAGCCGATCGTCCCTGTTGGGGTAAACGGTAAGGTGTTGTACCTACAGCGTGGTCAGCAGCATACTCTTCCGCGCAAATATATTGAGGTTCTTGCTCGTGCTCGCCGCGTGAATTACCGGACGGAAGAAGGACGTGCTGCGGATGGGAGTATGACTACGGTTTTGAAGCTTACTACTACGATGCAGTATCCGTTTACGGTCATTCACGACCCATCTGGCGATAAAGGTATCGAGTGGCTGAAGCGGATCATGAGTGAGAAAGTGTAGGAGTGTTTATGACATACCTCGAACTCGTCCGTCGTCTAGCCAGTGAGGTTGGCGCTTCAGGGGTAATACAATCGCTACAAACGACCGAAGGCGAAGCGAAGCGCCTCGCCTACTGGGTTAACCAGGCGTGGCTCGATATTCAATTGGTGCGTGATACGTGGTCGTGGCGGCTCAACGAGTTCGAGGTTTCAGTCCCTTCTGGTTCGGCTATAGTGAATACCTCGACAATCACAGATTTTTATAAGCCGCTAAAAGGGTATGTGTACGGCAAGTTTTCTAGTTCTACTTCTTGGTATCCGTTAAAGTTTGTTGATTTTCAGGCGTGGCAAGATTACGTCAGAGCTAGACCTACGGTTATCAGTCAGCCGACAAGTTATACGTTAAAACCCGATAGAACCATCGAGTTGTATCCGATTCCGACAAACGATTATTCTGTGCGCGGGTTGTATGTCAAAAAACCCCAGCAGCTAGTAAATGATTTCGATGTACCTATTCTTCCGGAAGAATTTCACCCACTCATCGTTTACCAAGCGATGATGTTGTACGCACAGTACGAAGCTGCACCAGAAATTTTTCAAGCTGGGGTTCAAGGCTATAACCGAATTTATAATCGGATGTTAAATTCTGAAACACCTGATGTGTGTTTACCTGAGGCGCTCGCATAATGGCAAGGGGTGTAAATCCTTTTGGGCTAAATACGTCAAAAACAGCCGTTGACGTAGTGATGGCGGCTGGCGGTCTAGACTTTACTTCGCCTCCTGTTAGCGTTGTACCCGGTAGCTTACTTGCTGGGCAAAATTTTGTAGCAGTTCAAAGTGGTGGGTACCGTCGTATAGAGGGTTATGAGCGGTTTGATGGGT